CCCCGAGGCGCGTCCCCCAGGGCGCTCTGGCGGCGTCCCCTGCGACACCCCTCATCGTGTCTCGTCTTCCATTCGCAAGGGAGCCAAGCAAAGGAGTCGTCGCCGTGGATGATTACGATTCTCCGGATCAGTCTCCTCCCGAGGTAACCATCTCCCCTGCCGACAACGGTCATGTAGTCCGCTGGCATCAGCGTTCTTCCAAGAAGGGCGAGCCTGGCCGTGAGATCAAGCGCGTCGCTTCGACCAAAGAAGAGGCGCTGGGCCACGCTGACGAAGCGCTCGGTGGCGGTGGCTCGATAAAATCTTCCAAGAAAAGAACCCCTTCACGGGATGGGCAACTCGGCACAGCCGGTGCGGGGGGCGAGTCTGACTCTGCCCCCGCTGCCCACTCTGCTCGCACACCCCACCGCGGCTCGTCCCGTCGCCGCCGTTCCAGAATCGGAGGCCGTAGATGAAGAAGAGTCAAGAACGTGGCATGGCTGAAAAAGACGAAACACCGGAGTACGAGGCGAAGTCTCATTCTACTGCTTTTCTACGCAAGGCCGTTCGCGCTTCTGAGAAGAAGCCAGGCAAGCGCGCAGCCAAGAAACGAGGCTAACCGTGGCCGATTCCGATCTGGTTTCAGGGATAGACAATTTCAAGCGCGGGGCGCGCAATCTCTATAATCGGTTGAACCAGCCTGGTATGGGTTCCAGGGATGATCCTTCTTGGCATGACGACCAGGTGCGAGCGGCCAATCGCAGCTTTCAGCAAAAGGCCGAAGCGGATCGGGCAGCGGCAGCGACAGCGGCAGCGGCAGTTGCAAAAACTCCCGTGAAGCGCACTCCCAAGCGGACGGCGACCCGGACAGCGGCCGCGACGCGGAGGTAGCCTCGATGCCCTGGACTCCGCGAGAGGCCGCCAAACACAATCGCTCCGTCAAGTCACCGAAGCGCAAGCGCCAGTGGTCGAAAGTGGCCAACTCTATTCTTGAACGAACCGGCGACGATGCCCGCGCGATCAGGGGAGCAAACAGCGCAGTGAAGAAGTCTCAATCCAAGCGTGCGCGCAAACGGGCGTGATGCTACGATAGATTGCAGCAAGGCTGAGGGTTAGATGTCAAATTTGGTCTTCATTGGCGCGAACAGGAAGTCAGCGAAGCAAGAGTCCATCGACCCTCGTGCTCGGCACATTCAGGAGTGGGTCGAAGCCTCCGACTCGGCGCGCAACAAGGCCCTCGGCGAGACCTTCGCCAAGAATGCCGAAGACCTATACAACCTCACTGACGCGATGACCCCTGGCCCGGTTTACCGGCCCTCTCTCTCCATTCCGATGTTACAGCGGATCATGCTGGAGGAGGCCAATCAGGTCTCGAACCTCTCGCCACGCATGTACATCTTCCCGTCAGCCGGTTCGACCGATCCCTCTTACTCCGGTGCGCAGCAGGCCGATTCCTCCCTGGCCCCCGCTACCGCGCGCGATATAGCTCGTGAAGTTTCCCTCCAGGCCCAGTGGCAAATCTCCAAAATGAATTTGCACCTTCTCATGGCGGGCCTGACCGCGCGCTACTGCGGCGCCGGGTGGATCGTTGCTGGGTTTGATCCAGATCTCAGTCGAGCCCGTGGCGGCATGTGGGCCAGGTCGATCGATCCTCGCCTTGTTTTCTTTGACCCAGGCACGGATTACACTTGGAACCCTTCTTACGCCGGCTGGGGAACGTGGATGAATCTGGAGGATGTTCGGCTGAAATGGCCGGAGACTTCGCGAGCGATATCTCCGCGGCATACCTCCGGCGGGTTCCAGCCATTTTCCGGCGACTCCGGCTACGGGATCTCCCAGCCCCAGGGTCCGATGTCCTCGATGCCGGGCCTCTCCGGCCAGAATTCCAAAACGCAGGCCTCCGAATGGCGTGTGCTTGTCCGCCACTGCTTCTGCCGCGATTACACCCGCGAGACGGTCGAGAAGGAAGATGTTCCCACCACTTCCATCATCGACCCGGAAGTTCGCCTCAAGTATCCCCGTGGGCGCTGGCTCGTCGAGTGCGAGGGGGTAATTCTCCAGGACGGCGACAATCCGTATCCGATCCGCCGCGACATCTCTGCTCCGCGTTTCCCACTATTCCCCAACTACGTTCTGCCGCCTTTGTTCGGTCCATGGGGAATCCCCGTGACCCGGATGACCGAGAACATGCAACGCCTCGGTCAGAGGTTCATGTCGCAGACCTTTGAGAACGGCTTGCGCATGAACAACGCGCTGTGGGTGATCGACGAGAACACCGGGATTGACATCGACGGGTTTGGTGGGCTACCCGGCGAGGTGGTCACAATCAAGCCAGGGAGCAGACCGCCGCAGCCGATTACGCCGACCGCTATCGGCGCTGGTGCACTCCAAGCGGTGGACAAATTGTTCTCCATGCAGAATGACGTGCTTGGATTCTCCTCCTCGCGCCAGGGCGACCCCGGCGCCGGTAATGTTTCGACCGATTTGTTCGACTCGGCAGTTCTTCAGTCCTCCGGCCTGCTCCAGCTCGCCGGCCGATTCCTTTCTGAGACGGCGCAGTCGGTCGGTGAGTTCTTCTTCGACTCGATGTGCAAGTACCAGCAGAAGACCACCCTGCCTTATCGCGGACCCGAGGGGATCACCCTCGCGGCGTGGAATGGGCAGATTGATCCTTCGACTTACGACCTCGCGCTCGACGACGCTTCGGTTCGGCCGTTGTCTGAGGCGATAGTCCGGAAGATTACTCCAGACTTGATGAAGGCCGGCGTGGTCGGGCCGGAGCGGGGCCTGCGCACCCTCGGCTACCCAGATCCCGAGGGAATCGCCAAGGAACAAGAGACCTCGCAAGCGCTGGCTGCGCTGGCTAAAGTCCGAAGCGGCCGCAAATGAGAAAGAAGGATAAGCAGATGGCAACAACGGCTACGCTGGTAAAGTCCAATTCCGAGTCTGACCATGCTTCATCTGCCCGTTCTGTTCCCTCTTGCGCGTGGCGCGCACATTGGCTGACCGTCGAGGAATTCTCGCGCATGATGGGCCGCCGTCCGCAGACCGTTCATACGTGGATACGGAACGGAACCCTAGCTGAGTTTGGGATTCCGATGTGCCGATTCCGTCACGGAGGGCTACACTCAGGCCGGACTTTTATCCAGAACATATACTAATCGCCTCCCTTGCTTAGACTTGGTGTTATTACGCACCCCCCAATTCTCCTTCTCTCTGCGCTACCATTCTCCTAATCGCACCCACTTCGGTTCGTGCGGAAGGAGAAACACCATGGCTCATCGCAAGCGTCAAGAAACCAAGAAAGAGCGGCGCGCTGCCGCAAAGCGCAAGTAGTCAGCCTTAGAGGATTCGTCCTCTCCTGTTGGCTCTCGCGCCCCCACCTCTAGCCGCCGCATCAACTTCCGAAAGGAGCCTTAGTCCCCATGGCCGGAACCCCTGCAACTCATTCCCGCGTCGTCAAGGACTTTGAGCAACCCCGGAAGTTTCTGCGCGACATGCGTGCCAAGATCGGTAGCCGAGCGAGGAAATCTGGCTCGGCGCGCCGGCCCTGACTCATCCCGGAGACGGTGCTGCTGGCCTTCGCGCCCCGTCTTCTTAGCCGCCGGGCACTGACCGGATAGGGAACCAGGTTAACTACCTCATCCCTCTCCCTGTCAGCCTGACCTGGCACCCGGAGCGAAGGAGGTACGCAGATGGCTTCTCGTGGAGGAAGACGATCCACCCGGCGTCGGCGCACCGCCGCTCGCAAGTAAGGGACGAGGCTAACCTCTCGGCCCTGGTCGGCGGCGGGGTGGGAGTTGGTGGGGGACTAACCTCACCCTCTCCGCTGAAAGCGTTGGATGCGCAAGACAGGAAACGGCAGGCTGGGTAGCGGTAACCTCCCCTGCCTGCCAATTCCCAAGGAGATTGAGCCATGAAGCCAAACAGGATAGGAACAGCGCACAGTGTCGCCCGGATGACCAGGAGGGTTGAGCGGCGCGTTGGCAAGAGCAGGGTTGGCAGGAAGTAGTCCGCCGGTTCTGCCCGACAATTCAACCAAGTACGACGAATTCAGCACCAAGGAGAAGCAGCAATGGCTAAGATCAAGGACGCGATGGGTGACACGTTCAACTCAACCATCCTCAAATCCCCCCTGACCGTCGGACGCATCGGCAATGAGCCCGGTCCCGACGTGAACAACAATCCAGTCGCCATGCCCAAAGACCCCCTCGGCCTGATCCCTGAAGGTGGGCCGAAGCCGTTCTGGTCGGACAGGTAGTAAGTAACCACGGACGAGGACGCATACCACTCAGATGGCAACTTCCAATCCAGCCTTAGCGCAGATGATGGCCCGGCAACTGATCTCGAAGATCGCCGGCGCTGGCGGCGGTCCTGCCGCTGGTGGCCCTCCTGCTGGACCCGGCGGCCCAATGCCTCCCCCTCCGGGGATGATGGGTCAGGCTGGTCCGGGCGCTGGCGGCCCTGGTGGGCCTCCCCCTCCCGGTGGCCCCGGAGGCCCTGGTGCAGGTGGCCCTGGCGGTCCCGACGCTCATCCTACTATTCCTGCTGGGCTTCAGCTCTCTCAGCAACTCTCGGAACTCCAGGGAGCCGATCCCGACGCGATCATCAAAGGCCTGACCTCGATGAAGTCGATGGCGGTGCAGTTCTATACGCGCGCCGCCTTCACAATGCCTGGAGTCACGCGCAACCTCGCTCAGGTCGTCAAGTTCCTCGATAACTCAATTCAGGAAGCAGAGAAGGCCGCGGCGACGACCTCCGCTGCCGGTCCAATCGCCAATAACGCAGCCATTCCCAACCCGGCGGGCCAGCAAGCCAGCCAGGGCGGTGGATCAGGCGGCCAGTAACCCTAGAAGAAGGAGTCCTCCCCCATGGCCCTGAAAGACATTCTCTCGAACGCCAAGTACGCCGACGACATGGTGCTGAACCTGCCCGATGGTTCGACCGTCCAGGTTGGTGAGATCCGCGCTCTGCCCGTTGCCGAACGCCAAGCCCTGACTCGTCAGATTGAGGAACGGCAATCCACCCTCGGTCAAGCCGAACTCGCTTTTGCGAACAAGTTCCAGCAGGCGGTTCAGGCTGGCTGGATGCAGCAGGACGGCAAGATCGTCGCACCGGTGCAGACCCCAGTTGCTGCTCAACCGACTGTGGCCCAGGTCCGTGCGGCCGCTGCCTCCGAATTCGGTCTCGATGAAAATGACCCGCTGCTCGGGCCGGTTGTGAAGCTGGTCAAGCAGGAATTGGACAAGCGCGACAGCACCATTGCCGATCTGCGCACCAAGCTCGACGCTCTGCCCGGCCAGTTCGATTCGCTCAAGTCCACGTTGACCGATGGCCTTGGCCGCGTGACCGGCGTCGTCAACACTTCAGTTGGTCGCTATCTGAATGACACGTATCAGTCGGACTTTTCGACCGCCACGAAGGACTTGCCAAAAGGCGTCTCCGTTGACTACGAGACCGCCTACAAGTACGCCTCCGAGCACAAGCTCCAGGACAAGGACGGCTTCCTCAAAATCGCCGATGCTGTGGATCGCCTGACATGGGACCAGCGCAAGAAGGCCGAGCAGGAACAGTGGCGCGCGACGGAGAAGGACAAGCTGACCAAGGAAATCGACGAATCGCGCCGTGTTGCAACCCTGACCCCGCCTTCGCGCAACCCGCTGCAATCGAATGCGAAGGTTGCCGACGGCGAGTTCAACCCTTACAACGAGCGCACGGATGCCAAGGGCAACAAAACCCGCTCGGTCAAATCCTTCGAGGAAGCGATGTCGGCGGCCATGTCGGACGACGATGTGGTGAAGTCGGCGCTCTCGACGGCGAATTTTGGAATGGTGCAGTAAGCAAGTTTTGTTGAGAGTGGGTTAAACCCATTCTCTTGACCTCAACCTCTAACCCCGTCCGGCGATCCTCCCCCTTTCGCGTGGACCAGGAGATACCTCCAATGGCCAATAGTGTAGTAGGTCTCGGCCTGGCATCGCCGCCGGTACAGCTTTCCAACACAGTGAACGCGATCAGCCAGAAGTTCATCGTTCCGATCCTGGGCGACAACGTGTTCAAGCCCAGCCCAGTTTTCTGGGCTCTCACGCGCGAAGGCAAGCGCTTCGGAGCCGGCGAGTTGATCTTCCCTGAAATCTATCAGGAAGAACTCCCTGGCGGCGCATACTACGGCGACCAGTTGCTCGACACTTCCGTGGTCGATTCTGTGCAGCCGGCGAACCAGCAATGGAAGCCGTACCGCCAGCCCGTGGTCATTCCGATCACCGACATCATTCTCAATCGCGGCGGGTCGAACAACCTGGACATCATCCGCGCCAAGTTCCAGACGGCCTCGGGATCTTTCCTCGTGAAGCTCTCGCGCGCCCTCTGGCACACCTCCCCCCAGAACACATCCCTCGATGTGGACGATTTGAACTCGTGGGTGCTCTCCACCACCAACACCATCGCCGGGATCAACCGCGCTTCTTCGGCGAACGCCTGGTGGCTGCCCGCGACTGCCGTCCCCTGCGGTTCTGTGGCTCTGACCGGCACTCTCGCCGAGCCCGGATATCAGTCCGTCACCTGGGGCTACGACGAGCCTGATCTGTTTGTGATGAACCGGGCCAGCTACGCCGCGTTCAAGAGCAACTTCACCTCGCTGATCCGCTTCGGCCAGGGGATGCAGGATGACGAAACCTTGCAGGTCGGCTTCCGCAACCACTTCCTGTTCAACAACGCGGTCACGGTCGCCGATTACTTCGCGACGGCCAACCAGGCCATGCTGCTGAACTCGAAGTACATCTTCCCGGTGTTCCACGAGGCGGATTACTTCAACGTCGATCCGTTCCTCAAGCCGAGCAACCAGCGTGTTCTGGTTTCGTGTATGTACCTGACATGGAACCTGAGCTGTATATCACCCAGAATGAACGTTGCGTTCACGTCGATCACGTAGGACCGAGCCGGGAGGAGCGGGCAGACTAGGCATGGCCTAGAGTCAACCTTCTCCTCCCTCCCCCAAGGAGATTCCCATGGCGCTTCCTTTTGCAAATCCAGTTTCCCAGTGTATGCCGGGGTTCGGCTCGCCTTCGTTCTACGGGTCCGCCAGCTCTGGCACCAGCAACACGTCCGCAGTGACCATTATCATCGGCGCCACGGCCACCAC